CTTTGTGGCCGCTGCTAAATTTGCGGCATCAAGGTCGGCTAACCTCTGTTTTTCTTTGGCTACTTTCGCTTCCTCGACAGCGTCATAACTTGCAAGGAAAGCGGCCCGCAATGCGTCGAGCGAGGCCGACTCTCCTTTAGCCGCCTGCAATTCAAGCGCCTCCCTTATTATTTGAACGTTTCCCTTTTCAGTGTCCGCCCACATGGGCGCCCCTGAGAACTGGTCGGGCCCCACGCCCTGGGCCCCTCTTCCCATCCTTTTGTCTTCCCAGTCTTTGAACCCAGCGGCCCACCCTTCCTCCTTTGAGCCTATCTCAAGAGCTTGGCCAAATCGCGCGAACCCCGACTGCCCCCCGTAACGCCTGCCTCCACCTTTCGGTCCCGAATCCCAGGCAAACCCCTGACCCGCCATCCAGTCAACCGCCCCCTGGTCCTGCGGGTTCACCAGCAGCTGTGATCCAGGGACTATTTCCTCGGGAGGGGCATGCAGCCCTTTAGCGATTAAGAGCATAGCCGCGGCGAGTTTTTCGGTCATGCCAATAGCCTTGTCAAACTCAGTGATATAGAGCCCGATGGCGTCCGTCATCACCTTCCACGCCGATTCAACGGTGGCCTCTATTTGCCCATATTCGCTCGCAACCACCCCAGCTTGAGATTGCAACGCATCGATAACTTGAACGGCCGTAATCTTCCCCTCAGCGCCCAACTCTCGAAGGGCGCCGATTGCCACGCCCATACCGTTCGCTATCGCCATGGCAAGCCGGGGGGCCTGTTCAAGGACGCTGTTCAGCTCCTCACCGCGCAGCACGCCCGAGGCGAGCCCCTGCCCCAGCTGAACGACGGCGGCGTTAGCCGAGTCGCTGCTGCCGCCTGAGATTATGAGGGCTTGGTTAACGGTTTCAATAACGCCCGCCAGCTCCTGCTGTGAGAGCTTGAGGCTTTTGTTGGCGATAGAGAACTTTTGATATAGTGCCGTCGTCGACTCCATCGAGACGCGGGTGCGCTGCGATATGTCGAACAGCATTTTACTGACCGCCGCGGTCTCTCGTGCCGAGGAGGTGAATAGCTTTATGCGGTTTTCGTAGCCCTTCCAGGCGTCTGCGATCTTGACCACCTGCATCGCCATCGCTGCCCCGGCCGCCGCTGAGAACGCAGCACCGACGGCGCGAAGAAGGGGGGCCATGCGTTTAAGCGTGGAATTGGTGCGATTGAGGTCGTTATCGAGCTGTTTTGTGCCCCTTTGAACGTCTTTGCCGTCCCATGTGGCAACGACGCGGACGTTGGCGGTTGTGGCTACCATAATATCACTTAGAGGTCAGCTTTCGTATTTCCTCACGACACTGATCGTCATATATCCGAGTGTAACCACTGACGAATTTAACGGCTTGCCGCTCCTTGAAACTGAGCCGGCCAGGAGCACCAGTGAGCCCCAGTTCATGCTCAACCAGCCAGTCCAGGGCCATCTCAAAGAGCGGCGAGGTCTCTGCCTGGAGGTCGAGATATTCCTGGGTTTGCAGGGGGCATTCGTCACACGCTGAACCCCGCTCCGGGTCATGCCCGCATTCATCACCAAAACAGTCGGGCCAGTCACCCTGTGTCCGCTCCCGGTGAGCGCGGACGGCCCGCTTTAGTTTCCCACTTCGTCCTCGCTCAGGGTCGCCCGCTCCTCGAAATAGATAGCAAAGGAGGCTTTCCAGTTCGGGGGGATCTGCGAGCGCCATCCCTGTATATCTGGTGTCAGCGGCGTGCCGTCCGTTGCCTCTACGTTCTCCACGCGCAGGCAGGTAGCGTTGAAGAACTTAACCCGGGCTTCATGGGTGCGGTCCTTCGCCTGCCCCCGCACAACGACCGAGCGGCCTGAACTGAGCTTTTTAATCGCCTCGGCCATACCCTCATCGGTGTAGCCGGGAAAAATCGCTCGCACTTCCTCGTCACCGATGAGAATGTTAACCTCTATTTCCTCTCCCAGTCTGACTGCCATTTTAAGTCTCCTCGCTGTGAAGTTTTAGGGGGCTCCTTTTGATTCCAGCTTATTGATTGCTTCCAGCTTTGCCTCAACTATTGCGAGCTGGTTTTGCGCGAACGACGTATCCTTGTCCGCCAAATTCTCGCAGGCCGCGGTCAGCCCTCTCACCGAATGGCTGAGGCTACGGTCACCGCTGCTACATTTATAAACATCACCATAGCGATGCTCCGCCGTCCACGTAAGATGCGGCTCCTTCTCCTTCTTACTCCTGGCCTTTGCCATAGCTGCCTCCTCTACGCCATGTATGCGGCTTCTTCGTTGAACACGTCGAGATATACCGATTTGTGAACACTGGAGTCGTCGTCCATAATCTGCCAGTTAGTCCGATTGACAAGGGTCCCACCATCATCGGCAATTTCAACATCGATCAGCTGCATGACCGGAAAAATCAAGCTAAACCCGTGATAATAATTTTCGTCTGAACCTTCTGCTCCTCGCACAATCATTTGGAACGAATACTCAGTCTGAGATTGCAGGGCGTCGACATATGCGTCCTGCTTCTCTCCACTGCCGCCCTCGTAATCGAAGTCCAGCTGCAACGTCTGCGTTCGGCCGCTGCGTTGCCCCACTGCCAGGAACAGCCCGCCGCCGACTCGATACAGGTCGTCGGGACTGATATTGTTGGAGAAATCCCACGTTACCGACCGAAGGAGGTCTTTTAAGTCCACCACGGCCCCCGAAAGGTTGTAGACGGTGGTATCAAGGTTCTGTGTTCGGTTTGCTGCCGTCGCATAATCGACATTAAGGGCATCGGGAACAAGCCAAACCCCAGCCGTCGAGGCGTTTAGCTGCGTTTCAGCTGGTTCCGTCACAGCAGCGCCCCCTGTAGCAACAGTCCCCGAGGCAATAATACCGGCGGTCATGTTGACCATACGATTCGCGCCCCGAGTCACGCTCAGATTGAGGGTGTTCACCAATCCGCCGCTAAACTTGTTTTTGACCTCACTTGTTTTGAATTCCTCGAAAGTGAAGGAATTTAGTGCTCCGTCATTAGCCACCGGCGTACATGCGTGCTGCTTGACCGTGATGGCCGGTGTACCCGTGTCGGCCACCGCTGAGGCAACGGCCCCCAGGCCGAAAGCACCAAAATGCCCGAGCGCGAATGGCTTAACCCGATTAATGCCGAGGTCATACGTCACATGCCGGGCAAACACAACGGCGTCCGTGGCTTCCTCAAAGCCGCCGACCTTGTCGTCATCGGACACCACCTGGGAAACCTCACGAGGTATCCCCCCGATGTTGACGTTTATGCGGTTGTCGATTGTCGCGGCCGTGTCGTATGCAGTTTCCTTGGCAGCCGACGCGACCTGAATCACGTAGTTACGAGAGAGTGCCATCCTGTCTATTCCCTTTCAAAAAGGTCAATCGAAAACTAAAGTGAAGTCAACGGTTACCCCGAAACCAAGCACGGCCGCGCCTCGGAGGTTTCCTTCGACGGCACCACCACCGATTTCGGTGCTGGTATGTGTAACAATCACCGACCCTGCCTGTGCTTCAAGGAGGTCGGTGGGTACGTCGGCGAGCTGCTTCGTTGGATCGCCTTGCTGCCCCATCACGCGCTCAATTCGAGCCGCGAACGCCTTGACGGTCTTTTCTGTTTCGTCCTTTCTGCCGCCATCGGTTACCACCCATATACTCACTTCATACGAACGTCGAATTGAGCCAATCTGCTCGGTGCTTTCACCTGCACCATCCACTGTGACAGCGACAACGGGCAGCTCATTGGCGTTATATAGCCCCGCATGCTCACGGAATTCCAGCTCCCATAAAGCAACGTCCAGGGCGCCGGCGTCGTCCAGCTTTGTATCGGCTTGGAGGGCCTCGATAACATGCTCCGCGAGCACGTTATAATAGTCGTCAGTCGAGAATGCAGTCACAGGGGATTAACCGCTGTTTTGTGAAGTCGCCGAACGGCGATCTTAACCGCTTCCTGGGCGTCCTTCGGCGTGAAAAAGAGGAAGGGGCGCAGGCGATGCTGAAAGCCCGCATACAAAACGCCCTGTGGGCCCAGGGTGAGCTTTTTGGGGCTCATCCGAACGACCAGGGCCGCCCGTGGGCGCAGAACATTGTTATCCTGCATTACAGAGTCACCCGGCTTAACCCGCTTCCCAGAGGGCCGCTTACGGCCTTTAACCTGCCCCTTGCCGTGAATCTTCGGCACCCCACCAGCTGCCGGCACGAGAACCCCGTCTGTTTTGCGGCGATATTGTGGGGCGAAGTATTTCCACGTCACCCCCCGGTATGTGCCCCCGTGCCGTAGAGCTCGGAATGTTTTGTCGGTGACGGTCCTCATATACTGCGCGAATTCGCGCCAGACCGGCTTAACGTCGCCCCCCAGGCTTTCCTCGACCTTATCGAGAACATCCTGTAGCTCTTTGGTATCGATCCTGAGTTTAGCGACCACGGGCGGCTATCTTTCCAGCGTTGCCATGCCTGAGCGCATCACCGGCGGGCTCTGTTTAGCATCGTCGGCTATATCGGTGTATGGCCAGGGGGCTCGCGTGGCGACCCCCCCAGTGACCCCGAGGGTGTCCCGGGCCATATCAAAGGCGGCCAAGGCGGCTTTGTCCTCTGGGTTCCGCCTGAGAAGCAAAATCCCCAAGCCGCACGCCCAGTGTGTGGCAGCAGTGCGTATGAGGAGCGGCGTTCCAAGGTAAATTTGGGCGTTGTCAGGGAAAATCGCATACCCCGAGCCTACCCAATCGGGCGGGCCGCTGGCGTAGGTTATCACGTTTGAACTGTAGGCGGTGACCGAATACCAGGTGTTTTGATTCTCGACCCTGAACAAATCGTCAACGGCTGGGTTTCCGGTGCCGCCGTCAATGGTTACGGTCGTGTCACCGGCGGCGTGGTCGCTCTGGTTAACGAGCCAGTCAACGGTCTGTGCTGCAATGTTCGCAAACGGCGCCACCCCTGGGTAAACTGAGTCCACCCATGCCCGGGCCGCGGTCCTGAGCTTAATGTCCCGCTTTGCGGCCGTGTCGATTGGGCTCCCGGTCAGAGAGTCAGGCAGCTGATCGGTGAGGTCACCATCGCTGCAATAATACCGCGCCGGCATGGGTTATTCCTTTTTCGACCGAGGGCGTCCCCGCTTCGGTGCAGGGGCCGCCTTTGCCGCCTTGGCCGCATCAGCTACCGCTTGATCAGCTGCGGCCTTGTGGAGGGCCTTAACGGCCTCCTCGGCCTGCTTGTTCACAACATCCTCAGCTGTTTCGGTCGGGTCATAGCCGGGGACCGTGCCGTCACCATCCACCTCATGCACTGCATCGTCAAAGTCAGCGGCGGCGATTGTTAGCTTATTTCCGTCTTTTTTGCGGAGCACTGCAAGAACCGGAACTCCGAATTTCGTGCCATGCCATGCCATTGAGCGTCCTTCCATTAAGCCGGTTAGACCGGCGAGGGCTTTTTGAGCCGGCCGTGACCAATCCACCCCCGCCGGCGGAACCCCCCGCTTTCACGCGAGGAGAAAACAGCTTACCCCATAATGCGGCAGGCCAGCTCAGGGCGCGGGCATGAAACACCATACAACACGCTGAAACGCCATGTCGTCTGGAAATACTCCCGGCTCACTTCGAGCTGTAACGAGACGCCGGTCTGCGCGTCAGTGACCGACTCAATAATGTTCCCACCGCCGAAACTGTCAGGCGGTGCAGCCGGCGCAAACGCCAGAGCGAAAGCATTCCGGTGGAAGCCCAGATTGATCACATGATCGCCGGCGAAGGTCACCGCGGCGTTGTCAGCAAAGCCGCCTGTTGGAGCTGCCGGGTAAAAATTGATGCCGGTCAGAGCATTGGAGCCCGCTGTGAGGGTCCCGTTGGTGACCATGAAATAACCAGTGACATTTGCGACGGTAAAGACATCACCAGTCACCAGCGTTCCCGACAGAGAGGACTCATCAATCGCCATCGTGGTCGCGCCAGCGGATACGGCCGAGTTAATCAAGGCGGCCTTATTGGACCCATCCGTCAGTGTCCCGCCGGTGAACGTCGGCACATTCTGATTCATCAACCACCGGGCGCCCAGCTTGCGGCCGATTTCGCCCTCAATCACCCCACCCTGGTCGCCGCGCTGATCGGCCTGAGTGAACAGTGAGAGAGACATCGCATTCCCCTCGGCACTCTCATCCATGACCACGAAGCGGTCAGCCTTGGGGGCAAGGGCGGTGTTCAGGAGTTTATTTGCCCCACTCTGCCATGTGGAATTGAGCAGCGCAGCAGTGGCGAACGGCGTGGTGCCGGCCGTGCCGACGTGCTGGGCGACGCCGTTGGTGTTGTCGACTGCATCGTATGCGGATGCAAACAAGTCGGCGTCGATCTGATTCGCCAGGGCGCGGACGGCCTCAGCGGACTGGGTGTTGCGATAGCGGCCGTTTTCAATCTCATGAGCGTCTTTGTCGCTCATATGGAAATCGGTCTTTTTCCAATGGTCCAATTTGATCACCACCGACGTCGGCGTCTGATCGGTGTTGGCGGGCGGCGTAATGGCGGGCGTAACTGCCGCGGCCGTCTGTGCAACAGGAACGGGGATCGTCACCGTGTCACCAGGACGGCTGGCCGCGGACGTGTACCCCTGGTTTACAGAGGTGATCGTCGCGGCGGTCTCACGAAGCACCTCAAGTGCCTCAGTGAGAATTTTGGGAATGAGGGCTGTGTATGTATTAGCCAAAGGGAACTCTCCTTAAAAGGTTGGCGTTAACTGTTGGAAATGCAACAAACGCCCCTCCTGAGAGCCCCCCGGGCCCTTGACTGACCCCCCGGGCCAGTCGCGGTGGGATTACATCTGTTTATTCAACCGGCACTGCCGGCCCTACCGTGGTCTCCTTCTGGCGACGAAACCACATCGTCGGTGTATCCGTCGACCCGGGCCGTGCCATCAGTAATCTGCTGCGAAAATTTCCCTGAACGAAACTGCTCCCGGCTGATCACCCGAACCCCCCCGGGGCCCGTTTTCGTGGTGTCGCTGCCGCTTTCTCCTCCTCCGCCCCCGCTCGGGGCGAAGTAAAACGGCTTTAAAGCCGCCAGGGCCTCGAAGAACTCCGCAGGGCTCTCGTTCTGCCCTGCGTTTTTCGATGAGAGAACGGGCTGTCCATCTTCCATGCGGGTGAGCGCCCCGCCTTCGGCGACAAACTGCCCTTCGTAGGTCCTCACAACGTCATCAACGGCTTCGGCTCTCAGCCCCGCCTCTATACCGGCGGATTTGAGAACGCTGGTAACAGACACCTGCCGCAGACTGGCCGCCAGCTCATCGTGGGCCTCTTGAAGCGCCGTATAGCGCCTCTCGAAATCCTCAACCAGCTTTTTCTCTTGCACGTCCAGCGCCGAATCAATGTCCTTTGAATCTACCAGCTCCTTGCGGTCACGCTGCCGCTTAAGCTCTGCCGCTTCCGCGGCGTCCTCGGGCGTGACACCACCGAACCGCTCCAGCTCGGCACTTAAGGACGAATTGTTGCCGCGAAACTCAGCAACCTTCGCCTTTTCAGCGGCCAGCTCTGCCTGCAACTGCTCAATATCGACGTCACTTTCGGCCATTTTCTGCCCCCGGCAGATTGTCCCCGCCCCCGGCGTGGACATAAGTGGATAAAGAAAGCGTCAAAAAAACTGACCCACCTTCTAATATACTGACTCTTTTTTATCTCGGCCACCCAATAAGGGGTAAATAAGTGTCGATTTTCCTTGACTAATATGGGTGATTGCCTATATTATTGAGTAGTCGAGGGGCAATAAGGCTCCCGGCAAAAAGGAGACGGAAACAAAATGGCAAAGAAAACCTTCACAGAGGGTGACAGGGTCATCGTCACCAATCCTTGGACAGGCGACAAATCCAAGGCAATTGTCGTTGGCATAGATCAGCCTGTGTTCAAGGGTTCCTTCTGCGTCTACGGTGGTGAGTTACTTGTACGCTTCGTCACCAGCACAACCGAGGTCGGTGCCATACTGGAGACAGCACGGATCGCAACTGAAGATGTCACGCTTTACGTTCCTTTCTGTGATGTTGACAAGGATCAGACCATCGAAGACGAGCACATGCGCCAGGGGAGCCTATAATATAATGAAAGGGAGCCACACCCTGACACCAGTTTTTTTTTAGAAAGTTGGTGTCAGGCTTGACTTAATATGGGTGATTGCCTATATTGAGTTTCAGTGAGAGGGCAATAAAGCCCCCACTAAAAAGAGGAGCAGCAACATGCCACGAGGACGCGGATGGCACATGAGCACGAACATCGTAGCGGCCAATATCGCCGGAACCGAGGTTGGTGCCATACTGAAGGCAGAACAGATTGCGAAGCGAGCGGCGGACATTATTGACGCCGTATACAAAGAGAAGAGGGAGCGGAATGCCCTGGGTCTGGGCGATGAAGCAATTCCCCCCAAGGATGAAGAGGGCAACAGCATTGAAGATGTGCTGAACGGCTTGGATGAAGGGGGTGATAAGTAGTTTGATGGGGTTAACCCCCGCTGAGGGCTTCAGGGTGGCGCAGCTACGCTTAGACGCCGCGTCTGAAGCCCTTGAAGGTGTATCGGCGGAAGCACTTGCCGCCGCTCAAGCTGCCCTTGATGTAGCAAGGGAAAAGATGGAAAAGATGGAAACCCAGTGCCACCTCTGCGATGGCACTGGGTTTATTCACGAATGGCGACCAGGCAGTGGTGGAATGTGCCGCTGTGGGACTGGCGCCTCTTATTTTGACCCCAGTTAAAAAGGAGACGGGAAATGCATGCACCGCGGAATAGGATTAAGAGGTTTTTCACAGATACCGTCAATGATGCCCTGCGAAAAGACGAGAACCTTGAATTTGTAGCCAATGAACTTGAAAAACGTATTGGGACAAGGGCCTTTAAAATGGACCTCGAACCGCTGCCCTTCACGGCAGGCATTTCTCCTGAAGGTATCACCGGAGATTATATTCGTGAACTGCGCTGCTGTCTCGGTATCACGAAGAAAAAGATGGCTTGGCTTCTAAAGATCAGCCCTGACATTCTGGCCCGGGTCGAACGAGGTCAGTATATCCTTGACCCCCGGCCTGCTTTGGAGTGCTGCAAAATCGGCGAAAAGTTCGCCATTGATGGAACTGTTCCACAGATCAAAGAACCGCCCCGGAAGTTTTCAGGGGGTGGTGAGCCGGTGGGTGGTCGTAAGAGGCGCCGAACCGTTTCAGTGAAAGACGCATTAAAGGAGCCTGGTTTTGCTGCCAGAGAGTTCGGCATTGGAATGGCAATCGGTGGCGGGATTCTTTTTGGAGTCCTGAGTCTCTTCCTTGCTATCTTCTAAGGGCGACCTATTTGGCCCGTCCCTTATGGAGGCCCGCACCGCACTCTTCTCAGGTCTGGGCGTGAGTAAGAGTGCGGTGCATTGCCCGTGTTGTGACCAGCACGTCCAGCAGTACAGAAGGCGGCTGTATAAAGGGCTTGCCGAGATGCTTGTGTGGATGTGTCGCACCTACTCACCGGAGACGGGGTGGATAGATGTCCCTCGGCAAGCCCCGCCAGGCATGGTCAGGGGCGGTGATTACGCCAAGTTGGAATGGTGGGGCCTTATTAAGCACAAGGTCCACGACAATGACCCGGCTCGCAAAGATTCGGGCCTGTGGATACCGTCAGAGCTTGGGCTGGAGTTTTGCTTCCATACGTGGCGTCGCATTCAGTCCCACGTTTTGATTTACAATAACGAGCTGCGCGGATTCGCCGGGGAACCTATTAATATCATTGAAGCCCTCGGCGGTGACGGCTTTCATTATCAGAGGCTAATGGCTGGGGAGTGGTAGGTCAGGTCAGAACGGCCAAATCCTTCGTCCATCGCCGAGCATCGTTGTCCCAGCTTTCCCGTATATGACGCACCACGGCATCGGCACACTGGGCCACGGTCTTATACCTGTCAGTGTCATAGATGGGGCCGCGGTCCCCCATCTGTGGGGGGAGGGTGTCTGTGACGTGAAACTCCAGGAAGTCACGGGGGATCACTGCTTCACCCTGCATCCGTGCCATAACATCCCGTGCATGGCCCCCACTTGCAACCGGGGAAGTGAATGCAACGGTCATGTTTGCCCCATCATCCACCCACACCCCCACCGGCCTATAGTGCTCCTGCGGCCCATACGTCCATTCAATCATAAACCTCATGGGTCCACCGTTTCAGGCAATTCGTCTTCTTCTTCTTCCTCGTTCATCTCCGGTGGAGTCCACCCGGTGGCCATAAATTTCCACTCTTCCAGCAGGTAAGCATCCACTCCTGACGTGTCTCCTGCCTTCCTACGCCATGCTTTGATTCTGGCCTGCTCCCTCTCAGTGGCTGGGGTGAGGCGCCACTGGTGAACGTCGTTGTAACTGGTCATTGTCAGAATATCCCCATCTGTTGACCATTCAGCCCCATGAATCATTTTAACTGAAGCCTCATCCTCCTCATATCCCAGGTGCTTGCACAGCAGATAAGGCACGACGCCGGTGATTTTCCCATCATGGTCATACAGCGGTTGGACCCTCACGACCACCACCTCAACCAATAGCGCATACGGCTCGCCATCCAAGTCAAGGAATACCCCCTGCTTAAACGGCTTAAGAAGGGGCAGAATCACATCCCGGGTCAGCTTCTCCACGTCCGTCACTTAACGACCTCCTCGATTGCACGACCATCTGGCAAAACATCCCACCCAGCGTCTTTATATGCTTTTATCACCTCTCGGCGCTCTGTGCTTGTCTTCGTTAAAATTACGTCAATGTCATCAATAAGGGACATCGACGTCTTAAAATCAGTTTCGTCATCGTCTCTTTTTCTGGCAATAGTGTCCCAATTACTCGGAGTTGGCTTACGGTTTTTAGTCTGAAAATCATTCCGTGTATCACCCCAAGCGTCGCCTTTATAAATGGCAGCATCCATTCGCCGAAGGTTTTTGCCCTTAAAGTAGAGCTGCCCCTTTCGCATCCCAGTCTTATGCCGCAGGCGGGTATAAAAGTAAACAGCACCTCCTTTTTGCATATCACCCCCAGGAGACATTCCACTAACTGGAATGCCGATCCTCATTTTTTCATTCGTCGAGGCCATGACACCGTTGTTCTGTAAATACTTACTGATGGATGCCGCCATGTCACCACCAGTATATAAGCTATGCTGCAAGGTAAATCGGTCAGTGTCAGCATCGTCAAGGTCGAATCGATAAAAGGACCTGTAGCCTGCGCTTTTGGTGTAGTCAGGGCCCGGGGTGGACCTCTTTCCAAAGAAAGACGATTGAAATTCACCAGTGGGGTTGTAGTCTGGTAAATCTTGCAATTCAGTGACCCCTGCCGCCTTCATTTTGTCCTTGATCTTCTTTTTCTTTGACCAGTGCTTACGCATTGCAGCAATGCGCTCGCTCTGGCTTGCCCCCCTTGTGTTCAGGTCTTCAATCATAGAAATATATGACGGCGTAATGTGTTCCTTGGTGCAGTATGCCTGCTTTTTTAAATACATGAGCTCAAAGTCATCCGGGGTGGCAACCTTCGTGTCCAGGCCCATTATTTTGATTTTCTCAAGTATTTGATCCATTGTGCCGGCCCCCATGTCACCATTGACTGTCCCCTCAATGATTCCCTGCTGTGCCCTCCATCCGTCGTTATTTCCGTCATACGGCCTATATCTGATGCGCGTCCCATCGTCAAATGTTATTTCATATTGGACGGTATCAGTATCGTAAAAGTTATTGTGCATGGAACTCCCACGAGCGCGGTCGTTATTAACGGTGAGGCCTCCATCGCCCCCCGGCGTCCTTTTCGTAAAATGGATTGTCTCACGGCGGACGGTAAAGCCAGCCGTCGGCGAGGGGGCTGCTGCTGCGGGCACGCTTCCCGGTGGGGGGTTCTGGCGTAGATAAGGCCCATACATCTTCCCAGAAAGATGCGGTGCTGGGTCCGTGACCCCCTCGGGGAAGGTTTTAAGGGCTGTTTTGGACAACACCCCTTCATTCACGTCATCCATCACCTTCATATAAGCCTTTGCCATTTTAGCCACTTCGGGGTCAGCATGGGTTGCCAGAAGGTTTAAGCTCGGCCTTTCAACATTCATGGCATTAAGCGTTGACTCATTAAAGTCAAAATCACCCGACTTGACGTGCATATTAAGGGTTTTAACTGCGGCCTCAATTTTCGGAAAAAACGTATCTTGGGCCATTGGTGTCCCCACCCTCACACCCCCCACTGGGGTTGGCAGACCCCCTTCGATGTTTTGCTTGTTAATCCATTCCATGACCTTCTCACCCCCGGAATGCCTGACCTTAAGGTCGAGGTTGGCCCGGTCATGTCCTACGCCGGCGCTGTCAGTCATATGGTCGGCGTAATAAACTGCCCGGAGGTCTTCAATGTCTTCCCCATCAAGGTCTATGGCCTTCCCCTGCCACCCATGCTCCTCAGCTTCTTCGGCTACTTCGCGAAAGGCTTGCGGGAGAACCCCTTCAACGTCCACCGCCGGTGCTGCTTTCTGCCCAAACGTAAAAGTCTCATCCTTCAGGGCCCGCCGGTAATACCCCTCAAAGTCGGCCCGCAGCGCATTTTTCCGCGCCACGGCCAGATCAATGAATTCCACCCGCTGGGCCCTGGTGCGAAAGCGGTTTTGAGCATATCCTTCGAGCATGTCCCGGTACTTAGTTTCAGGGATCGCCTCGAATTGCTCGATTGCCTTTAAGGTGACCACCGGGTCATAAAAATCAAGCTCTATATCCCCATCCCGAAGCGCCTTCATGGCCGTATTGTAAATCGGCTCAGATTCACCGAATGCACTATTCGGGTGATAATCAAAATCGAGTTTATCGTCACCCAGGAACTTGAATGCCTGCCCCTTGTCAATGCCGACAATGCGGCCATCTGGGAAAGTGATCAGCTGACCGGGGTGCCCGTCATGGTTGCTGATTAGCCAATCCAGAACATGCTCTTTCTGAATGGTCTCCAGCTGGGATGGGGATAGCCCAGTGATCGGCTTATTTCTCAGGTTACCATCAGACCCCTCAATCCACCGCTGAATGCTGCCCCGGCGGCCATCGGACAGCTCCACAAAGCGAGCCTCAGCTGCAACGGGGTCCACGAGTCGTTGCAGCTTATAGGCAAACTCGTCCACCATCCCCCTATAAGTCGCTTCCTTTTTCGTTGCGTGGGGAAACGGCTTAAACATCCATTTGTCACCGCTTGGGTCAAGCCAGAATTCCTTAGAATGGGCCCCCCCGATATTGGCAACTTCTTTGAAGGTGAAGTGGTCGGCTGGATCTATGCCCTCCCATGCCTGGTCCACCTTTTTCCATTCGTCCAAGTGAGCCGTTGGTGAGGGCGGCGGAGCGGGTGCCTGGACTATAGCCGGGGAGGGCGGCCCCAGCTGGTCCTTGACGGTTTCTGAGGCTTGTTTAGCCTTGGCGCTCGCCTTCCCGACGAGCTTGCCGTCTTTGTATTTCTGAAGGATTTCGGCGGAATCAACAGGGGTGATCTTCTTCGAGGTGACCAGCTTCTCATATTCGAGGTGGAACGCCATCGCCTCGGGTGAAACCAGGGCGGCGGCCTCATCCTCGGCGGCCTTAATCGCTTTCGCAACATCAGACGGCCCCCAGGAAGCCTTGTCAAAGACCGTTTCGTGTATGCCCCCTGGGCCCAGGGCGAGGTCTTTGGCTTTCTTCTTCGTCTTCTTCAATGCGGCCGCGGTCAGCTTTCCCTCGCTGATCGAATTAAGAAGGGCGGTATATTCCTCAATCTTTCCAACATTGGAGCTTGCCTTGCCCACATCAATCGCATCTTTAACTGCCTCGGAGACCCCCACCTTGTCTAATCCGAAGGCCATTGAATCAAGGTGAACGCCTTCGTCCCCCGCCTTAACGGCTTTTCTAATAAAGCCCTGAACATCAGGATTATTAGGGTCAGAACCCTCAATTTTTAAGATGAGCGCGTCAAAGTCGGTTTTTTTGCCGATTGCTTGGATCTGCCAGGAGTAGCCAAGGACTTGATCCTCATAAGGCTTCATCTGTAGGTCATTAAAGAGATTTGAGTGAAGCATTTCACTCCAAGCCGCCTTTGCTTCAGAGTGCACGTCCTCCAATGACTTAATGCCATCTTGAACCTTGGTGTAATCTGCGGCTTCCTGGAACTTGAGAATTAGGGGGGTCTGCTTTTCTCCAATGGCTGCTGAAATCCTCTGCTCATATTGCTGCCCCCAGGTTGCCTTTATATTTAGGTCGGGGGACAGGGCTTGAGCTTCATCAAGAAGGGGCTTCAGCTTCGGATCAAATTCTATCTCTGCATGGACCCCTTGCCCCCATTCCTCCACCTGCTTTTTTGCCGCTGCTGGTATCTTAAGCTCAATGTCTTGGCTGACAATCTTGAACTTTGCACCGTTGATTCCATCGGTAACCAGCTTTTCCTTGACACCAAACTCATCAGCTGCTGCCACTGCCTTATACAGTAAAAGGTCTTCATCAAGCAGCTTTTCAAGGGGTTTCAGCGCCTGCTTCGCTTCCCAGATCGCCGGCGCAAGGCTTGCCTTTTCACCCCCTGGGAGCTTCAAGTCTGAGGCTTTGTGAAACTTAAGGGGGTCAATCTCCGACACCATGCTGAGAGTGCTGTCGATCTTCTGCCCGAGCTTGAGCTTCTTTCTCAGCGCCTCAAGGGCGGCCTTGGCGGCCGTATCAGCGGCCAGATCCTTCGCAGCAGCGATTGCCGCCTGTTGCAGGGCTTCCTGTGCGGCCTTAGTGGTTGCCCGGCTAACGGCGGCCTTAGAGGGTTTAAGGGGAACCCCTGTAAGAGTGGTCTTTGCCAGCCCGGCCCCTTGCAGCTGGGCCTCGGGGACATCGTCGAACCACTCGGGGCGCCCGGCTATTAAGACGCTGCGACAGAGATGGAACGGACTGAGCCGCGGCGGGCGGCCATATTTGGAATTGTCCCACTGCTCCAGGGACATCGCTTTCTGGGTGGAGGCCGATTCACAGATCCTTGTCGAGCGGGAATCCTGGGGGTTGCTGTTCCTAAAAACGGCCTCATCGCCAAGGGTTTCCTCGGCCAGGGCCTCATGGGTGCGGTTGATTATGCGGGTCGACTCGATGCGGGCAATGGCCTGGGCCCGCTGTCGGATCGAGCGGTGAATGGTCTTCCCGCTCATCGACTTAATGGTAAGCGGCTTTATGCGGCCCCCTTGGATTAGCCTCGACTTCAGGCTATCGACGTTCGGGTCGTAGTGATCCACGGGAATTCCTTCAACGACCGAGTCGAGCATGGTCTGCCGAAACCACGTCCCGACGTCATCGCCCACCGTGTTCATCACCTGATAACCCTGCTTGAACCCGACGGTTAGAACGCCCTTTTCGGCGATGGAGATGTTATCGAAGGCGCTTTTAACCAGCTCGGGCGACAGATCGCCGACGTCGAGGTTCACTGAGGCCAAGCGGCGCCCGGCTTTGTGCATCAGCGGGACAGTCTTTTCCGACCACGCCTTGCCCGGGCCCACGAGCACGCTGTCGATCTGGGGCTTTACAGTGTCACGGTAATAAGCCCCCGCGGCTTCAAGGTTCGCGGGGATGTTTTGTATCTTCCCATCAGCATCAGTGAGCAGCGCCTGAAACAGCTTCTCCTGCTTCGCCAGCTCGACCTCTGCAGCGCCGAAAATGCCCTGTAGCTCCACGGCAGCAGCCCCCACGACCTCCTTTTCGAGGGTGTCTCGAAGCTGGTGCATTTCCGCGATCATTGTGGGTATAGTGAGCGGCATTTATTAATTCTCTGACGGGTCCCTTGGGACCAGTAATTCATCGGGAATGAGTTGATCCATCCTCTGTTGTGGGATTTCTATGTGCAGCGAAGGCAGTGCTTCGTTCATCACATCGCGGGTCGAATGAAACAGCCGCCCCCCGTTAAGGCGGCGGTAGACGTAGAAGGTCGTTTTCCAGACGCCGATTCTGACAATCCTTGCGGGGCTGCCCTCTAATATTACAATTTCATCGACGACGTAGGTGCCGCTGCGCAGTACCATAATCGAGGTGACGAACGACTTGATCGTCTCCTTAAAAACGATTATCCCGACAAAAAGGCAGACCAGCCACCAAAATTCGCCGAGAATCACCATCACCTCCTCGGCCAGCGGGGAGGTGATTTTATCGGCTATTTGCTCTTCCATGTTACAAAGGCGTTAGGGGGGCCGGCTGGATTTACGCAGCTACCACCTGTTCGGCCAGCCCCTCGGCCTTCTGTTCCTCCGCTTCGTCCGCAGGGCGACCCTGAGCGAAATGGTTAACGACGGCCTTGTTGCCGTCGTTGTCTATCTCGCCGCTTTCCTCCTCAGCGTCCACGGCAGGCCGCGTGAGTTCAAGCTGTTCCAGGTTGTAATAGTAGGTCTCGAAACTCATTAAACCAGCCTGGACGGCAGCTGTGAGGGCCTGTAGCTCTTGCGGCGTTGCCTTGACGGCCAGAAGGTCGCGGTTGAGCTCAACCAAGACATCCCCCGACTGACCGGCCCACATTGTCGCGAATTCAAGGGCCGCGGTGAATGTAGCGTCCACCACTGCGGCCATCGACACGAGGGAAGCGGTCTCACCCGCATGGCGAAGGCGCACAGTCTCGGCGGTTTCGGCGGTCTTTTTCTGCTCCTCAAGGAGGCGGGAGCCGAACACCGCACAGTCGCTTTTTTTGCCGTCTATGTGCTCTGAGAGCCCCTTGAGGCCCTGCCCAGAGAATTCGAGCATATCAGCCTTCGCGTCGGTCTTATCGCTCACCCAGGCCGTGTTAGAGCCAATGCGCAGGCTCGTCCCGACAGGGAACCCAGCCACCCACGGGGTCGGGATGCCGACATAGTGAAAGCCGTTTTCAAGGTCGGCGCTATTGCGCCACATCGAGAGGCATAAGTCGGCCACCTCCATGAGCGGCGGCTTGTCGACATCAGGAGTCATATCCCCGCTGTTTCCAAACCAGAACGGGATTGAGTCGAACGGCTTGCCCCGAGTATCGGGCGTGATCACGTCATGGATTTCCCAATCTCCGTCCTTGTCATCAGCGGCCCGCCGATACAGGGTATGGGTAAAGACGCCTTCGGCAATCGCAAGAACGCGGTATTGCTCAACCTCGTTCAGAATGAATTCGTCCTCTAGGTCATCCTCTTCGACCACTTCGCGCAGAACGACGCGGTCGAGAACCTGGGCCCCACCCTGTGAAGTGGTGCGCCACGAAACCACATTTTCCGCGGCCGTAAGCACGAGGTAGGGCCGCTGCTCCTGCCCGTCTTTCTTTACGCCCATGTCGACGAACAGCCCATAACGGCCCACCTCCAGCAGTTCGTCAAAGGCGTCAGCAAGGAGGCCCTCAAGCCCGATGCCGGTCAGCGTCACATCTTCAAGCCAATCTTCAATAGCGGCGGGAACCTCGATCTTGGGCGGCTTTCTGAAGACAGACCCCCGGTGGCCCTGTATGGACCGAGGCAGGGCGCCGTAAAAGTCCGCCCGCTTGAGATAGGCTTTGTATTCAGTGTCATCCTGCCCGCTCAACATCGGCAGGTATGTCCCTTTCTGCTCTCGCACAGCATCGAGGCCGATTGCTGCATCGCGGCAGCGTTGCCAGCGTTCGGCCATCGCGGCGTGTTGACTATGCGGTGTGTCTACCTTCGGCATCTTAAACTCCTGTGATTTTTTGTTCCTTGATGGTGCCGCCCTCAATCATTAGCTCAGTGCCGGCCCACACAGCGGCATCCATGCGGTTCGGTGAGTCTTCACCGGGGAGGAGCCCGGTGTATGTCGTCATTTCATCCTCCAGCCGGGGGAACTGCCCAACATGGTGCGCCCGGCCCTGTTCGTAAATGGCAGCGATGGGTTCAGCCCGGGTGATTTTACCCTTGGACGCATGGACTGAGCGAAAACTGACGTTGGCGTCGACGCTACGGACGACGTGCTCGACCATATCACCGCCCTGGTTGGCTTCTCCGATGATGCGATCAGCCCGCCATTTATGAAAGGCCGAGCAGGCTTGAGCCCCCCACTCTGCCGGCGAGTAATTTCCTGTGACGTCCTCCAGCACAAAAAAATGGGCTGCGGACTTGTCGTTGTTGTCGATGCCGGCCACGACAATGCCGGTTTCGTGCCCCTCGTCATCGTCGGCCGCTTTGGTGGCCTGGGGGTCGACCCCAACGACGATTCTGGTGAGCCCCAGCCGCTTAACAACGTCGGCCGTGGATTCACCTGCCTCCAGTTGTATCCTGAGCGTTTCCAGCTGGGTGCCAGTCCACAGCGCCCCTGTAACATCGTCGAGTATATCCCCCTCGATTTCCTGCCGGCCGAGCCGCGTGCCTTCAAACCGCGCCAGAAACGTGCGACGCCACGTCGGGGAGAGGTTGTTGAGGTTTTCATAGCTCGACCCCGAGGTGACGTGAGTCGCGGGGTCTTGGACCAGGGCCCGAAGCAGCTTTAAGGGCCGCGGGGTCGTTGTCAGCAGAACTTGGGGATGTTGGCCGAGGCGATTCCCTGCGAGCAAGTTGGCCCACATTTCCTCGTGGTAGCGCATCTTCGCGAGTTCGTCGACCCATGCCGCACAGCTCTGGGGGCCTCGCAACTGGTCGGGCTCGTCGCCAGAGAACAGATTCGCGCAGCTCCCGTTCGGCCAGACAAGCTGAGTTTTGGAGGGGTAGTATATCGGCTGAAACCAGGGCGGGGAACAGGCGAGAATGCCCGATTCGCCCTTGACCATCACATCGCGGACATCGGCGGCGGTTTCGCCGACTATCGACAGCAGCGGGTGCTGTTTTGCCCACGCGATCACTTGCTGTGAGCCGGTGCGCGTCTTGCCCCACCCGCGCCCCGTTTTTATTAGCCAGAAGTCCCACGAGTCCCCCGGGGGCGGCAGCTGTTCGGGGCGGGCCCAGAATGCCCATTCGTAGGCGAGCGTTTCCAGGTCACCCTGTGACAGCTCCGCAAGCAGGGCTTGTCGCTCGTCTGCTGGCAATCCCGCCAGCAACAGGGCGGGACTAACCGCTCTCGATTCGGCCGGCGTAGTCGTCGAGGCGAGCAAAAAGCCGATTCACAATCTCAGCCCCGTCACGAATTTCGAGGTCCACCTTCTCGCGGAACATGCCGAGGTGGCGGCCCAGACTCGTGAGCGCGGCCAGCTTGTCGTGCATACGCAGGGTGACGCCGGTTGACGTTTCAGAGAGCTGGGCCACGGCTGACAAAACCGATGGCGCGAGGTTTTCGCTCTCACGAACAACGACGCCCTTGGGGCCCCAGCTGGCGATGTTGGAGACATTACTGAAGGCAATAAGCGCAAGCTCCTGAACCACAGCGTCTTGCGTAATCTCCACCTGCTCGACGCGTCGCGCTATTGCCTCATCTATCGCCGCAGCTATTAGAGGTTTTTTAAGGTTTTCGGCCCCTATAGCTCCTGCTGATTTTTCAGAGTAACCAGCCCTTAACGCCGCTTCTGTGGCATTAAGGTCGATCAGATACTCCTCAACAAAGAGCTTTTGTTTGGCGCTTAACCCTGCGATCTTCGGCACTTTTGAATACCCCCGGCATTCATCAACCTGCCCCCGGCAGGCGGTGCGGTTATAAAATCAATATAAGCATTTAAGATGAAGCCCGCCAAAAAAGGGGGCTGCTACACGGGCTCCGAGTCTCGGAGCCCAATCAGCTCATCCCAAGAACAGCCGAAGGCATGCTTGAGCCGTGACAGAGTCGTGTAATCCACCCGTTTAGTTCGGCCGTGGGCATGATCAATGAGGCTGGCGTAATCGATGCCCGTTTTTGCTGATAGGTGCTGGAGCGTAAACCGATGGCCCAACACATCACCCTCCCTCTTTAAAAGCTGGTGAATATTGAGCTTTATTGGTGTTTCTTGATTCATAGCAGTCAACCTTTTCCTTGCTTTTGTATGGGTCATTGCCTATATTAAAGAACACTTAGGGGGCCCGGGGCTGCGAGGTCCGAGCCCCCCAAGGAGGAGGGAAAAGAGAAAAAGGGGTATAGGGTGCCCCTCTTCCTTCTTCAGAATATAGTCAATCAGCCATATTTTAGCAACGGAGGGGCTCACATGACTTCACCCAGGCACACTGGAGGCCACCGCATCGCGTGGTGGCTCACTATCGTCGGCACCGCTTACCTACTGGTGCGGATTCTGCCGGCGCTCATTTCAGGAGGAGGAACGCCATGACAAAAACCGACCCTACCACCGCAGCCCTTGATTCTGCTGGGGCTGGAGATTTCCATGCCGGGATGAGCCTGGGGGCATTGGCCCGCGTAATAAGCGCGTCTGGTTGTTTCGGAAAAACCAACCCCAACATCGCGGCCGTTAAGATTCTCGCCGGTCGTGACCTCGGTCTCGGTCCTGTCGAGGCCATGAGAGGCTTGCACCTGTTTGACGGCAAGATTGAGCTGGGGTCAGGGGTAATGTCTTCCAAAATCAAGGGCAGCGGCCGCTACGATTACGACATCGTCCAGCACGACAAGGACGGCTGCGTCATCGAGTGTTGGGAAATGAACCTACGCACCGACGAATGGCAGCAACGGCCAAATATCTCATTCACCAGGGTCGAAGCCGAAAAGGCCGGGTTGCTTAAAAAGCCGGTCTGGTCGCAATACTTCGACGATATGACATTCAGTCGTTGCATGTCCCGATTTTTCCGCCGCTACTGCCCACACCTGGCAGGGGGTGCGGTCTACGGGGACGGAGAAATCAGCGACCCGGCAGACGGCCCACCCCAAAATGGGGGGCCACGAGGTGGAAAGCATGAACCGGCACCTATAGCACCCAAGGCAATCCCAGAGGACAGCCCTGAGGACAGCCCTGCGGCCATGATTGACCGTGTTATGGCCGAAAGCCCACCGGCGGGTGAAGAACCGGCCGTAACAAGCCCGACCCAGGAGCATCCCTATGGGCAATTTTGCCGGGAGGCAGGCGAGCTTAAGGAAAAACTGATCGCCCATGCTGACGGCGAGGCGGCTTACCGGAAGGTCTTCCAAGAAAACGGCCGCAAAGGACGTGCTGATGTTCCAAAGGGCGCGACCATACTCCAGCGTGAGATTGTGCAAGGGTTACAGCTGGCACTAAAGCAGGCTGAGGCATTTGGTCCCCTCTCTCTTTCTCAAAGTTAAAAATTAATAGGTATAAATATATTTATTTATATACCTATTACGCGCGTGCGCGCGCGTGCGCAGGGGAGGTTTTTTTAAGGGCCCCCTTCACAAATATCTTGACTAATGTGGGGCATTGCCTATATTGCAGGGCAGCTGAGAGGGCAATAAAGCCCCCAGCATTCTGAAGAAGGAGGGACGACATGTGGATAATGACCAACAGGGGTTTCTATTCGATCGTTGAAAAGAAGTGGGATGCTGAAGATGGGACTCTGACCGTCAGGGCCCGCCGCCGGTATGATATTGAGGAGTTTCTGTACGTTATGGGTGACCTGCTTGGTGCAGGGGATCACGGCTATTCAATCCAGGACAGCATTTACAAGGGCGTAAAGCAGGCCAGGGAGGAATTCGCCGCAGCTGATTCAGAATTTATTGAGCATGACCTCAATGCTGACTATGCGTGGCGGCTTCGTGCTAATCGTGAATGGGTCACTGCTGCCATCGATCAGCTTGTTGCTGATATAGATTACTCCAATTTCAAAGATTCAGTTCATCAAAATGGGCTGGACGACCATCATGCTGCCTACTCTTCGGTGTGGGGGGTGATGCAACGGCTACAGCCGCGGCCTGCCTTGACTCCCCCGGTGGGGGCCCACAGGGCACTAATGGAATTATTCAAGAACGAACCAGAGTTCACAGGGGACGACCCTGCAAAACCTACAAAACCTTTAGAAGCCTCCTATGAAGAAGAAGAATGCCCGTATTGCGGTGGGGACGACCCTGAATTTGACGACAGCGGCTGTCCCGAATGCCTGCCCCACCTTGATTGGTCCAGCCCTCCCAAAAAAGGAGAAGATAAAGAAAATGGCTGAACGAAAGATGTTCCTTCCAGGGTCCAAAAGCTGGACTGCAATGCCACGGTTTCGCCGGCGGGATTCTGATTCCCTGGAGTATTTTTTCGCCGCCCGATTTAAAAAGAGCCCTGGGGTATGGATTCTGTGGAACCGACACGAGTGGGGGCTGTTAAAGGCCCATGAGGTAGAAGAATGGTTTATGCCATCCAATAAGGAAGCCCGTGAACTGGTTCAATCTTACGAGGGTGATCAAGATTCTTCTGGTGGGAAAGCCCTTCTTAAGGAAAAGTGAGTTATATTTTAGTTTTAACCCCCGCTTGGGGTCGAGCCTCTTTCACGAAGGAGGGGAGGCTACCTCGGGCCCTAAGTGGGGGGTCTTTTTAAATTCAAAAGGAGGAGGAAGGGCAAATTGGCTTCACGGAAAACATGGGCTGAAGCTGCCAGCCTGCTGCGGGAAACCTATCAGCGGCTGGCCAGTAAAGACGCCTTGGCCGCTCTCTACCACCAGCTGGACGACCTGCCCGATGAGGTGCTGAGTGGGGCCATTGGCCGCCACATCAACGACACGACCGTTGAGGGCACTACAGTCGCGGGGGCTTGGTTCCCCAAGCCCGCACAGCTTCGGGTACATGCCAACAAATACTCAGCTGAACAGCTGCTGATTCACAAGCAGGAGCTCGCAACCAAAGCCGCCGATCTTAAGGCCACTTTTGAATCCACGCCAACAAAGACCGTCGATTTTCCAGAGGAAGTCCTCGGCAAGGCCGAAAAGGGCGTTAAGCACTTGCACCTGTCCCCGTCCAGCTGTGGCAGCTGCCGTGATTCAGGTCTGGCGAATTATTACATCCCTGCTGATCGCTCTCACCCAGCTGCGAAATATCGCCTGTATCTGGAAAAAGACTACTTGGCCTTGCCTGACGACATGCAGACGGGGTTAGTGAGATTCTCGGCTGTCTGTGATTGCGCCGCAGGGCAACTTAAACGAGAACAGCGCCCTGAGGGGCATACCCGAACCATTAAATCAGCTGGGGGCAACCGTCGAATGTGGATCGCCATCGAAGAAGCCCGCCGTTTCGCGGCAAGGCGAAAAGAAAAAGAAGAGGCTCAAAATGAGCTTTAAAGCGAAACACATCCACGAAAAGCGGTTAACTCGCGAACGCCTCGTGCTGCTAACAAGGGTTTATCACTCAGCCAAATATGCCGCCGAGGCTATCGGGTCCACTACATCCACCGTTGAAAAAGCCGCGGCGCGGTATGGGCTGAAATTCAGACGGAAAGGGAGCTTTCTATGACGACGAAATATGACCTTAATGTCGTCAGCTTAGGTGCTGGGGTGCAATCCATGGCCGTGCTCCTATTAGCTGAAGCGGGGGAAATCAAACCCCGCCCTGACTGTGCTATTTTTGCGGACACCGGATGGGAACCCCAGGCTGTTTATGACCAGCTGGCATGGCTGAAAGATGAAACGGCTATTCCTATCCATATCGTAACAGCAGGAAATATTAAAACCGATATTTTAAACGCCTTGGGCCCGCCTGGTCACAAACCCGAGGGCAAGTTTGCACAGCCCCCTTTTTATGTAAAGAACAGCAACGGGGATGAAACCGACCTTGGGGGAATGCTGTGGCGGCAATGCACCAAAGAATACAAAATCGAACCCATCACAAAAAAGATTCGGCTATTGCTTGGATATAAGCCGCGAATGCGTGTCAAAAAAAGAGTGCAGGAATGGTTTGGGATTTCCATTGATGAAGCCCACCGCATGCGTGATTCACGCGTCCACTGGATCGACAACTATTATCCATTGATTGACCTTGAAATGCGCCGTGCTGACTGCCTCAGTTGGATGAAAAAGAAGGGGTATCCAGAACCACGGAAGTCTGCCTGCATTGGATGCCCCTATCACAGCAATGGAACGTGGGCAAAAATGCGGCGGGATTATCCTGATGAATTTGAGGAAGCCGTCGCATTCGACACCCAGCTCCGAGCGGGGGGTAAAATCCCCGGCGTTGCTGGGGATGCCTATTTACACAGAAGCATTGTTCCATTAGCTGAAGCAGTTGATAACACCCACGACCCAGACCAGATTGAAATGGATTTCGGGCAGGAATGCGAAGGAATGTGCGGGGTATGAAGATTTCAATGAAGTCACATCGGTTATCACCAAACATCACCAGCTGGCCGGCTGTATGGCGCGAACGATATGAAGAGCGGGCGGCAATTTTAGAGTTTGACGGTGGATATGATCGCGGCGAAGCAGAAGCCCGCGCCAAATACCAGGTCGAAACAGCCTATGCCGCAGGTGAGGACCCTGCAAAATGACCACTTATGCTCCACTTCATGCAGGGTTGACGATTCGCGAGTCCTCCATTCATGGCCTGGGGGTCTTCACCCTTGTCGACCTTCCTGCCGCGGAGATTTTAGGTATTAGCCACGTCTGCGACCGAACAAACGGACGGTATCACCAGGACTATATCAGAACCCCTATCGGGGGCATGATTAACCACTCAGACGCGCCTAACTGCCGCAAAATCTCCGTTCAGCCGGGGGCAACTTGGACCCAGGAGATATTCGGAACGCTCCCTGAAGGCGCCATATCTGACACGATGGCGATTGAAACCACCCGCCAGATTCTGGCAGGGGAAGAGCTTACGGTCACGTATACGATTTACAGACTGGAGGACGACGAATGAAGCGGCTTTATATTGATCGCATCGACGAGAGCGCCTCGGCGACTATCTCAAAACTCTGGTCACCGGATGCCGATTTTAAACTGTTTGGGCTTGAGCGGGCGTGGCGTTTAAACAAGGCAAACAGCAGCTGTTTCCCCGAGGGGATTTATACGCTCGTTGAGTGGGAATCCCCCAACTGGGGCACCGTCTGGGCCTTCGTTGGCGGGACAGTTAGCCCCATTCGTGGGGATGTTCCCAAGCTGGGGGCCAGATGGGGCTGCTTAATACACCCGGCAAACTACTTCCACCAGATCGAAGGGTGCCTTGCCCCTGGTATGCGCCGCGGGCTCAAAGACGGGGAGCTATGTGTCTGGTCCTCCCGAGACGCTCTTAAAGTGCTACAGGAGGCCCTCGGGCCAGCGCCCCATATTGCCTACGTTCGCCGCGCCCTGGGGGTCAGCGAGGAGGATTGAAGATGAAATTTGGATCTGTGTGTTCAGGCATTGAAGCCGCCTCGGCTGCATGGAAGCCCTTGGGCTGGGAAGGGTCGTGGTTCGCTGAAATTGAACCCTTTCCGTGTTCCTTGCTGGCCCAGCATTATCCAACCGTCCCCAACCTTGGGGACATCACAGAGGAGAGTTTTATTGAACGCGCCCGAGCAGCTGGACCTATTGACGTCCTTATTGGAGGCACCCCCTGCCAGAGCTTCTCAATCGCCGGACTCCGAGGCGGCCTTGGCGATGTCCGCGGCAACTTGGCGCTCCGGTTTATGCAACTGGTGGATGAACTTTGTCCAACCTTCGTCGTCTGGGAAAACGTCCCCGGAGTACTGTCAAGCAACGACGGAAGGGACTTTGGTTCCATACTCGGGAGTTTGGTCGAATGCGGGTATGGGTGGGCCTATAGAGTCTTGGACGCTCAGTACTTCGGAGTGGCCCAAAGGCGGCGCCGCGTGTTCGTTGTCGGAAGCCTTGGAAACAACTGGGCCGCTGCCGCAGAAATACTTTCTATCCGAGAAAGCCTGCAAGGGCATCCTGCGCCGAGCCGCGAAACGGGGGAAGGACTTACCGGCCCGCTTGAACAAGGCCCTGAGGGCAGTGGCGGGCCCATAATAGGGGACGCTGTTGCCAGCACGGTCACCAGTCATTGGGCAAAAGGGCCGAGTGGGGGGCCGGGGGATGAATGTGACAATCTTATTGCCCACGATCCGAAGGCTTGGACCGTCAACAACAGCGGCGGGGGCTGGGAATCCGAGGTCTATCCACCCTTGGATTGCACTATGGGAAACGAAGGAATGAACCAACAGTCAGGCATAACCCAGCCCGAAAAGCGAGAATATCAAGGTGACAGAGTCATTCTTGAAGATGAAACTTGGCCGACCCTACCATCACAGG